GTCCTTTAGATATTTTTTAAGCACTTTTTTAAGGGGGGCTATACTATTTAACCCAATCATGTATGCCTTTATCAATTATCTTATTACAGAACTTATTAGCACATATCTTAACACCATTTGCAATATCTTCTACTTTCTTATGAGTACATATGCTTGGGCTATCTTCTAATACATTAATTTGTGCATCTATAGACTTTCTATATAACACTAAGTCATCATAGAACTCTTGCATATCTATATTGATTCCTATTGTTATGCCTTTAGGTTTCATCCTTAATCACCTCACCCTTATCATTGAATCTTAAGCCTTCTCTTATAACTTCCTTATGACTACTCATGTGTTCCTTGTTATGGCAATCTAAACATAAGTACTCTAACTCATTCCAGTTAAGTGTTACATCCATATTATTTATATTGATAGGTGTTAACAATATCTTATGATGTACTATAAAGCCTGGACCCTCACATCTATTACACAATCCATATACTGATTGAATAAATCCTTCTCTACAATCTAGCCATGCCTTACTCTTATAGAACTTAATAGCAAACTCTTTAGCCATACGCTCACCTTCTCTGTTGTACTCTACCGTTAACTCTAATATGGCTATCATGCTTCATGCACTCATGTACATCGGCATAAGGATTAAGCGTAAAATCTAACTCTTCACATTTTAATCCTTGCCTGTTGCATTTGTTTTTAGTTGGACATGTACACTCTAATACTCCATCTTTCCAATATGTTAATAGTTTTATTATCAATACTTTCACCTCGCCTTATTTGATAATGCTTAAGGATAAACTATCCTATATCATCCACCTCAATCTTCACAGTATCCGCAATATATGCATCTGTTACCTTGCATCTGTGAACCACATCTAGGACACATGTTCTTTCACTTCCTCTATAATTTTCTATACAAAAACCTTTAATAATATACACGAACATTAATCTATTTGTTCTATTTATCGTTCGTATTTTCTCTGTGGAATGTGCTATTTGTATATAGAATCACACATTCATATATAAATTTTATCTCTAATATATATATCCGTTTTTTACAATTGAATATTAACATTGCTTAAAATGAAACATTCGTTAATAAAAAATATAAAACCTATCTTAGTAGGTCATTTAAAGGTTCTGAATATTTATCATATGTCTCACGATCTAGGCCTAAATATCTCTTTGTTATTTCTATACTAGAATGTCCTAACATTTCTTTTACTGCTACAATATCAAACTTGCTTGTAACGTATATTGTATAAGCATACGTTTTCCTCATGGAATGAGCGCTTATATTACTTAGGCCAAAAACCTTACCAGCTTCTCCAAGTATTCTACTTACATGACTTACCGCAATGTGTTGATTTTCACCTTTTCTACTTACAAACATATATTCATAATCATTTTTATCTTTAATGTAATCTTTTAACATTTTACTAAGCTTGGATACTATTACAACTTCACGAGGTTTTATATTTTCTTTTCTTATGTTTCTTGTATTAACTTTTTTACCCTCTAAAATTAAAAAATAACCATTTCTTAATGCCATTGCTACATCCCTTATTTTTAAAGTAACTAAGTCTCCAGCTCTATATCCTGTTACTATACCAAGACAAAACATCATATAGTCTCTTTCATTCTTATGCTTTAAATAATCTTGAAAATCTAGTACTAATTGAAGATCCTTAATTGGTTTTGCTGGTCTTTTTTTCTGCATAATTTAAGTTCTCACCTCCTATTTTTTAAATATAAAAAAAGAACCTTTAGCTCTGTGCTTAAGGTTCTTTGTGTTTCCATATACTTCTAATAATATGATTATATATTGTTTGTTTTTTTAAAAACACGTCATTTAAGGCGACATTTATTTTAATTTAGAAATTATCATATTTTCTTTGTTTTTTTTATCTATTCTTTGTATAGTCCTTACATCTCTTTGGGTTAGCTCGGCAACTTGTTCTTGTGTAAATTTTTCTCTTAGTATTCTAACTTTATTAGTAATGCCCATATTGTTATTTAAGCAATCATCAACTTCTTTTTTAATTTTATAATATCTTTCCAAACAACTTTCTTGTAAAACTAACATACTCTCTAATTGTGAAGCTTCTTTTAATATTTGTTGATATTGGTCTGCATGTAATTCACTCCTAGAACCATGTATTGTGTCAAAATCTTCATAAGAAGTTCCTTTACTATATCCTTTTGGTTTCCCTTGGCTTTCTAAGTAATCCCTAATATCTTGTAACCCTGCTAACAATTCTTCTTTTACTGTTTCTCCACTTTTTATAAGTTCTTCAATGTCTCTATATGTTTTTATAGTATATATGTTAATTCCCCCTAGAAATTTAATTTAGATTTTATTTGCTAACTAAGAGATATGTGTTATAATATTAATATCTCTTAGTTGAGATTTAAAGGGCTGATGTTATCTAGACGAGCGGCCTTTTTTTATTTTTTGTATTGAATTAAATTGGATTAGGTTAGGTCTTTGTAATTCTTTTGATTTTTTAATAACTTTATTTTCTTGTTTGTCGACTACTATACAGTAAAGTAATGTTGCTGCAGCACTTATTATAAATGCTATTAATATTCCTAAACATATAAAACCTAATTTTTCTGTCATCTATCCCACCATCGCAAATACTGCTTTAATCTCTGTAATCCACTCATTCAACTGTTCTTCATTCTCAAATCCAATAGTCATATCGTTCTTAGTTAATGTTATTCCCTTGCCTGTTGTTGCTGCATATACTCCGTTTTCTCCCTCTACCTTAATTGTTTTTATTACTTTTTCCTCTATAACTTTTAATCCTTTCACTTCTGCTACCTCCACATTATTTATTGACTCTACTGCTTGTACTATTACTGGTACACATTGTATTTCTTTAGCTGTTTCTATTATCTTTTTAGCATTATCTTCTATTTCCTTTTGTGTCGCAGTTTCTATGGTTGGTTTCTTTGGTAGTAAAGGATCAACGCTTGTTTTATCTTCCATGTACTCTTTTTTCCACTTAGAGTAATAAATTTTAGCGTTGGTTTCTGTGATTTTAAACTTAGCCATTACATTTCGAACCATTTCTTCACCGTTAAGTTTTAATTCATTTTTTTTAAAATTCTCATATATAACTTCTTTTCTCACTTTTGCATAAGCATTTAATAACATACTCTTACTTAGATTAGAAAATTTATATTCTAATGTTTTCATATCCTCTTTCTTATCATTCCCAGCTTTTAATAATTCTTTTATTGCTGCAGTTACATCAATTTCAGTTTTTGTCATATCTATATTTTCCCCCTCTAATTTTTCAATTTTAATTGAATCTTCCTGGAATAACTCACTCATGTTTTTTTGTATTAATTCAGCTTCTTCAAGTTCTAACCCAAAATCCAATAGTGCTGCGGTCATACTTCTATCTATTAAATCTCCAAACTTATCTATATATTTATTACTCATTTTGTTTGCTTTTTCTTCTGCTATTTTATCCATTAATTTTGCTTGCTCTGGTGTAAGTTTATTAATTATCTGTGTATTCTTTTTTAAGTTAATTTCATTTCGCCTGCGCTCTGCTCTATTCACTTATTTACCTCCTTGGAGGGTTTCCCCTCCTATATTCCCCTGCGCCATAATTCTTTTATTGTGAATCATTTATTTGTTAATTTGTCAGCTTGAAAAGAACAATGGATTCCACCACTAAATTCTCTATTGGATTCGCTTCCTTCAAATCTACTATCATTGATTGATAGATAATCATCTTGAAACTTCAATTTGATATTAGCCTTTTCAACACCATATTTCTTTAAAATTTCAATGATTGTTGTTGCTAATTCAGGTGCAAACCCTCCTGTTATTTTATCTTTATCTATTACACACATAACCTTTAAGATTATTAAATATACAATTCTCTACTTTGAAATTTTTTATATACACAAGATTACCTCCTTAAATTAATTTCGCACTTTTTTTGAATTACGACCTAATGTCTTGCAACTTCGGGATACATTCTAACAATCATTTCTGCTAATATTCCTCCCTGTGCATAACACGCTTTTGCATAGCAATTAGGATAATCACAATACCTTAATGTGGGGCCAACCTTAATAAGTTCTCTTGATTCTTTCCCACAATAACTGCATTTTTCAACTTTCCTTAACTTTTTAATTGCCATAATTTCTCCTTTTCTTACATTGCGACTAATCATTATTGTTATCGTAACTATCACTTTTAGTATTCATTCCACAATTTTCACAATCATTGTTGAAACTACATTCATCCATTTCGCTTTCTGTTATTTCACTGACTTTGCAGTTTTTCCACTGACATACACCATCAACATAATTCACCCTAACCCCTCCGATATTTGAAGTGTGAACCTAGCCCATGTCAAATTGAAGTTTCAAATCTTTTATTTCTACATCATTGTTTTTAACAAGCCACATACAATCATTGTCATGCTCTGCTTCTTTTGCTTCTTCCTCATTCTCAAATCTAACAAAATATTCAAACTCTACGTCACCATATTCATCATCTAAATTTAATATTTCCTCTGCTAATTTCAATATTGGACTTAACTCTATACAACCCTTCTCCTCATTGCCCTCACTATACAAACATTCATTTAAACTATCTTTTGTAATACATGGTTCATAACCATTAAGGACTATTTTACTTGCAAATTGTAAATCAAATTCTTCTGCTAATACTTCACTGATTATTGCTAAAGCATCCTCATTTTCTAAACCATGAAGCAATTCTATAATTTTATCTTTCATATTGTTACCTCTCTTTAATTTATTTTGTTGAATACTTTTCTCATATACTTTAATTATTTATTAAATGAACAATTGAAACTTTTATAAAAATCTTTCTTTAACTTCTCTGCTATTTCTTCAAGTGAAGTGTTTATTGTCCCGTATTCACCCATGTTAATCGTTATTGGGTGACCTATCCTCGATATTGGCTGTGAAAGTGGCATTGGCATATGAACTATGGCACCAGCTATATTGGGTTTCATTTCTCTCATAGCACATGCTACCATTCTTTTATTATCACAACTATTAACGTGTAGGCATTTTTTACATTTATCAGATAATTTACTTATTATTTGCACTGTTACACCTCCTAATTAAGGTCACAATATTATCAGAATCTGTATTATCACATTTCTGAATAACACATGCATTTTGACATTTCTAATTCTGTACCATTACAACATAACTTCCCTTGGGAATCTGATTGATAACATTTACCACTTTCTGACCACTCACACTTTTCGTTTGGTCCACATTTAACATATATCCCACCGCAGCACAACCCGCCTGTATCTTCTATCCATTCTGCATCCATACCTGAATGTAATTCAATATTTGAGGATTTACAGTATGGACACGATAATTCACAACCTTTTGAAAGTTCTTCCCCTACTATGAAAGCCTTATTGCAATTATTGCAAACATGATTATCATAGCAATCTTCAATTAAATCTTCATTCCATTTATAAGCCATAGATTTTATCCCCTTTCAGTAGTCAAGGATTGCTTGACTACTGCATAATATATTTTTTATTGAAGTCTTTCTGCCATTTTGCTTAAAAGTTCTGAAATAGCATTTTTACACTTTCCATGAAGTTCAGGACTAGTCTTTTTAATTTCTTCCAGTAATCCTAATTGCTCTATAAACTTTTCTTGAAGTTCCTTATGGTATATTTTGAATTTTATAACTGACTGATCACTGCTTTGGTTAGCCTTTTTTCTAAGCTCTTGGAGTTCTTTCTCAACTTCCTCAGGTATCTTTTCGATAATTGTTTCTGTTACATCAACAGGCTTGGCCTTTAACTGAGCTTCAAGTTCATCAATCTTCAATGCTGAACTATCTACATCGTCTTGTAACTCCTGGAGTGATGTTTTCAATCTTTCAACCTCTTCATCATCCCCAACGCTTTTAGCTTCTCCAATGAAGGTCTGAAGCTTTGCAATTTCTTCTTTGGAGTTTTCTTTTTCCTTTTCTAGTTTATCCTTTGCTAATTGAAGAGCATCATTTAAACTTTTAACTTGATTTGATTTTTCAATTGCAGCTTTCTGTGCAGATTCTAAAGTTTTAAGAGCTTCGTCTCTTTCCTCTCCCCTTAGACTCGCTAATTCATGAGCTTTTTTATTAAATTCTATTGAATCTTTTAATTTTTCTTCTAAATCTTGTTTTTCCTTTATGACTTTCTGTAATTCTCTTGTTGACATAGAGTCAATATCATTGTTTTGTACAAATTCTTCTCTAGCGTCTGCAGGTATTCCAAGTAGTGCAACTGCCTGCGTATAGCTCAAATTCCCAAGCGCTTGGGATTTTGCATTTTCGTTGAAAAATGTAAGTTGATCTGCACCATATTCATTGAATATCTTCATCAGATTATTTGCTGTGCTTTGAGAATAACTAACTGAGTTTTCTAGCCATTTTCCCCAATCACCATGACTAATCATTTCCTTTGCTTCGATAAGTCTCCTTCCAATCTCAATTGAGTTATAAATCACCATCTTTTTAGTTTGTTCTTTTATATTGGTTATTTCAGCTGCTATTAAATCAGCTGTTCTTGCTATACGCGTTGTATTGATATTAGTAAGTTCTTTCATATTACTACCTCCCTAAACTAAGCCGAAATTGATATTCTGTTTTTGATTATTCGTTTTTTCTTGGCTAATTTTTCATCTGTAAATACTTTTATAAATTCTTTAACATCATCACTTGCGGAACGATTATTCTTGCCATGAACTTGGATTACAATATCCTTTTTTACCTCTATTGTGTAGTAAGGCTTATCTGGTTCAGAAACTTTGCGAACAAATAATATGTTAGTTTTTCCATTAGAATAAGATTCTGTATAGTGACTAGCAAGACAGTGACTTAATGCCTCACTCTCTTCTACCATTTCTGTTGAACTCATGGCCGGTCTTATAATAAGATCATTATATTCAAATATATATTTTTCTAAGTATTTAACTCTATTTTTAATACCTGTATCAAACTTTTCATTTTTATTTATTTTAATTTGCTTAATGGTGTTTTGATGCATAGTGTACAGGTCCTTTGGAAATAGTACTTGTTCTCTGTTAATATCCATTCCAAGCAATTTACAATCTGCTATATAATCTTTTAGTTTAATAAGCACACTATCTTCCCTGCAATAATGTTTATCTTTCTCTGAGCCGTTAAATTTAATAAGTTGCTTGGATAAATACTTTAAGATTTTTCTTATAGAGCTATACTCTGTTATCTTTTTTAGTTCCTCAAAATAAGACGAATATGTCGTAGCAATTTTTATAGATTCTTCTATTGTAATTCCCCATTTTTGCTTTTTAGCATCCTGAAATACTTTTAAAAATTGAAAAGTAACATTTATGTTTTTAGCTTTTATTTCTCTTAACTCCAATTTGTTTATTTTTAGAATTTTAAATATGTTTTTGCCATTCCAGTTTATAGATTTATGCGTTGCGTACCCTCTTAACTTGCTAGCAACTAAATCTTCAAACCCTTCTTTTACTAGATACTCAATAGACGGATGTACTGAATACTCTCCAAAGAGCTTTACCATACTAAAATGTTGTTGAAATGGTTTATGTGGTATGTGTTGAAATTTTGTACCTCTAATAGATTCTTCTATACTTTCAAAAGAGCAATAACACATTTTAGATGCCATCCAACCTTGATTAAAATCAAATATAGAACTCGTCATATCCCAGCAATTATTCCAGTAATTTTTTTTAAACATAGTGGATTTTTTGTTTTCAAAAATATAAATTGCATATAAATTACATGTTAATTTGGGGTTTTTGTAATCTGTATTATAATTTTTTACTGTGTAATATCCTTTGCAAATTACCACATCAGGGTCTATAACTGATTTTTCAAAGTAATAAAAGCAGCTATCATTAGTACATTTCTTTCTACCATATCTGAGTAGTTTAGCCCTTACAATAGCCCCACATGATGGACATCTTCCATCCTCATTATGTTTTATATCTTCAACATCAAATTCATTTTTGCACTTACTACAATAAGCTTTATTTATTCCCTCTTCTTTTTTTATAAATAGATATTCTGAATCTCCAAATACCTCTTCATTAACAAATTCCATTATTGGTTCAGTTATATTCAGATTTACATGTTTTAAATAATCTTCATACATCCTTTACACTCCCTTTAAAAATCAAGTTCAATATTAAATTCAATATCTAGTTTCTTCTCCTGGGCTATAGGTGTTTGACCAACCACTACTGATTTTGTTATACCTGCGGTTGTAGTTTCTTCAATCCCGAAATACTTTAAAACATCTGTAGGATCTATCATCCCACATTTATTAATTTGTCTTTTTTCTGCAACTTTTCTCATTTCATCAAAACTTTTACTTATGCTCTTTCCTTCTTGAACAATTTTTTCTGAATCATTAGGGTTGACCTGAAGGTGTTGGAGAAGAAATTCCCCCACCACCTTAATGTAATGATTATTCTTGTTTCCATCTATTTCAGTTTTTATTTTTTCTATTGCTTTGTTTAACATAATTTCTCCCCCTATTCCTTTGCTAATACTAAGTAAGGTAACTTTTCACCAACAATAAAGTTCTTTATCTCTGCGTAGCAATCGTATAATTCATTATTTTCAGTCTCTAATATAACTTCTACTTCATCATCAAGTTCTTCTAAAATGATTTTAAGGTCCCTAACTTTCACTTTGTATTCCTCCAATTTACTTCATAATATTTAGCAATTACGACTTAACTAGAACGGAATTTCACCATCTGTTATAGGTGTCAATTCACTTGGTTCTACTGGTGCTGCTTCATTCTTTTTACTGGCCCATTCTATGAAATCAACTTCATCAGCTATTATTTCAGTAACATATCTTTTAGTACCATCCTTGGCATCATAGTTCCTAGTTTGAATACTTCCTGAAACACTTATTAACTTTCCTTTTGCAGTGTAGTTTGCACACGCTTCAGCAATTTTACCAAATACAACTACTGGTATAAAATCCGCTTCTGGTTGTCCTTCTCTTTTATATCTTCTATTTACTGCTACCGTAAATGTTGTTACCGCTGTTCCAGTTCCTTGCGCAAACTTTAGCTCAGGATCCTTTGTTAATCTACCTACTATTACTGCTTTATTCATATATTGCCTCCTGTTGTTTTATTAAAATTTCCTAATTTCTCTAGCATAATTATTATTTGTCCTTTGGTGATTTTATTATAGTAATCAAAACGTTCGGCCTGCGTAGCTTCTGCTATATCTACTTTATAAAGTGTGCTACCCTCACAAACTTCTATGAGTATCTTATTCTGCTTCATGCTTGTCCTCCAATCTCGCTGGTATGTCTTGCATTTCCTTATGATTTAATTCCATTTCTATAGCAAAGGCTATATTCCACATTGCAGCCCTTAAATGATTCTCGTCTTTCTGTCCTCTTAAGTAGCAGCTAAGGTGCCTAACTCCACTGTCTATTAAGCTGTGTATTAGTATTCCTTTTTCGCAGTTACGCTCACCATATTTAATGGCCCCATTCTCGCAATGTTGTGCTAGTTCATGTATTGCATTCCATGGCAATAGGTCATATCTTCCTTTGCCTGTGTGCATATCCCTTACTGCTCCAGTTGTAAATTTTGTTCTTTCTCCACTATCTTTTATTTCACTCATTTACACCCTCCTAGTCTTTTATACTTACTTTTTTAAATCCTCTAAGTCTAGCTTTAATCCTATGATAATTATCTGAGGTAAAGTTATCTGCATCCTTTTGTCCTTTTATGATTGCTGCTTTCGTGGATGCCTTTTTCTTTTTAATTTCATTGAAAGTGTATTTAGCTTTTTCATGGCTGGTTAACTCTGAAAATTCCATGTTCTCACTCTCTTTCTTTTAAAGTGTAATAGGCCCATAAACTTAACATTTGAAACTTTGGTACTTCTCCACCTGTATATTTAGTTAAGCCTTTCATTTCCTGTGCGTAACTAATTAGCTTGTTTACTTCTTTTGCAATTTCTTCGTTTGTCCATATTGCTTTATTGTCCATTTTTAACTATTCCCTTTAGCCTGTAGTTGTTTTCTCTGCCCTCTATCTGGACCGTATACTCTTTACACATCTGAAGTATTCTACTTCCAACCGCTTCGTCAACATCTAAGAGCTTGTCTGCTACAAATTCGCTTGAAACTATAATAGGTAAGTGATTTAAATATCTATGGTTTATTATTTCAAACATTATATTTATGTCGCTCTCAGTAACTTTGCCTTTGAATAGATCATCTATAAGCAGCACCTTTGCATTTTTATATTTGCTTAATTCCTTTTGGTAGTATTCTTCATCCAGCATATTTTGTTTTATTTTTGTTATTACATCCCTGAAAGGCATGTACACTACCGATACATCTTTCTTTAAAAAGTTTACTGCCAGAGCTATGCTTAAATGTGTTTTGCCTGATCCTACTTGTCCTATAAATGCTATGCTGTTACTTCTCTGTGCTTTTATATTTTCAAATTTTTTATAATACATAGCTGCAGTTTCCTTTGCCTTTACTGACGATGCATTCCAAGTTATAAATGAAGTAAATGTTTGTTTTGCTTGCTCTGTATCTATACCAGCTGCATCCCACAATCTTTTAGCTTTATCAACTTCATAGCATTTACACCTAGTTGCAATTAATTGACTACCTTCACTTTCTTTCATAATAAAAGTTGTATCCTTACATTCATCGCAATTATATGAGGTCAAGTTCTGACATTTCTGCATCTGTAAGTTTTGAGTTTGATTCTCCTGGCTTATAATCTGCCCATTTTCCTTTACCCTCTGAAGTATTCGGCTTAAAGTATCCATTTGTATTAGCACCCTCTTTTTTTATTGGGAATATACCTTTCCAGCTATTCATAATACTTTGTTCTAAAATGCTTACTTTTTTGCTTTCATCATCAGTCAATGAATTTAGTTTAATTAATATTTTTTGTAACCCAAAATCCGTTAGTGTTGATTTAATCGCCTTTCTCATTTTAATAAATTCTAATATTGTTTTTATTAAAACTTCATTGTTGGTATAATCATGTATTATGGAATCAAAGCCTTTTTTTGTTGTTTTTTTCTCTATCTTTAAATCTATCTCTAACTCTTTCTCTATCTCTAACTCTATCTCTGGTGTACGTTTGTCGTACATTTGTACGTTTATGTTATTTTCTTCAAGTAATAACTGTTTATTTTCTAAAATAGTATTTCTGTATTTCCTTATCCTATCGGCTTCAGTGCTGCTTTCACCTATATAATTTTGTATGTTTAATAAGTAAATGGTGCCATCTTCCAATATCTCAATTAACTTTAATTTTTCAAATATTGAAATTGCTACTCTTACAGTGTCTAAATCAACACCAGTTACAGAAGAAATCATTCTATCGTCATACGGTATAAATTCATTTATTCTTAACATACCCTCACGCTTTAAGGATCTGAGGTAAAGTTTTAAAAGTAATGTGGTATATTTATAACCATTTTCCATACCCTCAAGAATTTTTATTTCTTCACTATCATAAAAGTTATCTTTAAGCTTTAAGTAATAATATTTTTTACTATCGCTCATTTATTGCCCTCCTGGTTGATTATTTTTTTGCATTGCGACTATTTAAGACTAATGGCTTTATTAAACATATCTCTAATATTAGTTAGTATTTTTATATTTTTATCAGTTGTTTTGTTATGATAATGTTGCTCGTTGGATATGTCATTATACTTATCTCTGTATTTATCTTCCGTTTGATACAAAGAACTAAATATTAATTTTATTTCTAAATCACTAAATATAAGTTTTAATAATCGTAATTTTAATTTATATAACATAATTTATCTCCTTTCTAAAGTCATAATATATTCATATTTTGTAGTAGCTAAAGCTTGTCAAATTCAACTATATATTCATTTAGTTTTATTAATTCCATATCTTTAACAGCTTTAATTACTACCTTTTTTTTATCTCCTGTTAGATAAAGTGTGTTGAGAGGTGTGCCAATATCGTTGTCACATATATAGATTTCTTTTGCTGCTTCAAGTCGGTTATACTGTTTTAATTTTTCATTGCATATTTTAATACCTAATTGTATTTCTTTACCTTTTTCTAAATCTTTTAAATTCATAATTACCTCCTATGCTATTTTAAAATGCTTCTCAATTATTTCGAATACCGTTTTATAACTATGATTACTTCTTATATCCTCTAAAACTTTTTTCTTTTTATATCCCTGTCTACCGTAGTTACTGTCTCTGATATCCTTCTGTATAAGCTCTTGGGATCTATTAGCAAAGAATGTATTTAAAAAATATATATCACCATGAGAATTAACGTTATATCTACTTCTTATTTCATGATGTGCTGAATACCAGGGATCACTTTTCTCTATATCTTTCATGTTTCCAAGGAAATTGCTTTTATACATATCTAATTCTTTAGTGCAATTTTGCATTTGCTTTATAAATGTTTCTTTGTTAAATTCAACTACTACATAGTGTCGGTCATGATAATATTGGCTTATTATCACAGTATATTTATAATCATTAATAATTTCTTTTACCATGGATTAACCTCCAATTTGCTTCGCACTTTTTATCTATTCCGTACTACTCTTTTCATTAAGTGATATGCATTTATTCCCTAAATCATTTTCTTTAGGTACTGGAATATCATGGCCACAACTTTCACACTTCCAAACTTTTGAAGTATCAGAAGAAAACCATTTTGTAAAACACTGAGGGCATATTCTCTTTTGCATTATGTTTGTACCTCCTTATAATATTTATTTAATTCTTGCGAATACTTTTTTTAAGTTTTCTTTGAATATAGGATCCATTCCACTTCTAGATAAACTTAAAGCTATCTCTAGGTTTTCAACTTTCTTATAAAGGTTTTCATTTATATTTTTCAGATACTCATTAGCTTCTTCTAATTGATTTAATTCTGTTATTCTGCTTAGCAGCTCTTCATTGCTTTGTTTTAAATCCTGATTTTCTAATACAATATTGAAGGTTTTTATTGATTGTTCTTTTTCTTCTGGTATATCTTCTATGAAATCAATTAAGTTATCTAGGCACTCTGTTATAGGTATATTTACTGTGTGATTACAAACATCTAACAAAGCAGTTATATAGGCAATTATTTCTTTTTTCATAGTTTACCTCCGTTTTTTTGTGATATAATGTAATTGAATTATTTAGCTTGGACCCTCTGTAAAGGGTTCTTTTTTATTCTGTTTTTTCTAACTTTACTTGAAGGAGTTGCCATAATCCCTTCTTGATTTAATTTTGCTACTTTACCCATAATGGATGACATAGTCCTTTCAAGTGCATAACTCATTTCCTCTGGACCTATAATGTAATACCATTCTTTTAAATAACATTCGTCATCATATGCCCAAGGTGTTCCGCTTTTTTCATGGAACATTGCATTGTATAGCAACCTACCATACTTGTCATATTTTAATGGTGCATCTGTAATAACTAACATTTATTCAACTCCCATTAACTTTGCTAGTCCTAATAATAAAAATATAAAACTAGCTGTTACTATTGCTACATATTCCATATTCCCAACTCCTAACATAGTTTTTCAACTACTATATAATTCTCAAATACTTCTACTTTCTGCTGCTTACAGTTTTTATGTTTTCTCTTGAGCCATTTCTTTTCTACTTCATTTTCAAATGGTATAATAATAACTACTTGCAGACTTTTCATTCTTAAGTTCCTCCTTTTTAATTTAAATCACTGAATGGTATTTCTAGTTGATTATTTAATAATGTAATATCATCTTGTAAAAACAGTGGTAGTTTATAATTTTCTAATGTTTCTATTGCTGGATCTATTTGCACTCTTTTAATTGCTTCATATCTGTTGATGCCAAACTGTCTTTTAAGTTGTCCTTGAATATCTTTATATACCTTAGTTCTTAATGAATTGTCTTTGTATGCAGGTGTTTTATATCCTCCTAGTGATTTTATACCTATCTTTCTTACTAGTGCTTGTAGCTCTTTACATTCAATATTAAACAATGGCATGTCATTTTCTAATTTATCCATTCTATTATTTGTTTCGGTGTTTTTTTGATCTAACATTATTATTGCTTGAAGTTCTTTAGATAACTTAACTTGTCCATTTTTTAGTGTTTGCTCCATTTCATTAAATGCTTGAATATATTTTAGTTTCCAGTTAAGAGCCTTTGGTCCTGTAAACCCCATCACCAGTAATGAAAATCCATCTCTAGTTAGTAAATATTCTTTGTATTGTCTATTGTTTAAATTTTCATATTCATTTTCTATAAAAAGCATGGCGTAATTTTGTGCTGTGCCTAATTGATTTTTAATATCTTCAATAGATCTTAATACTGTTTTGTGTTCTCTTTCAAAGTTTTCCGCTACCGTTCTGCTGCTTACTACAAGTTGTCCATTTTGATTTAGTATTTGTAAATTATTCATAAATCTACTCTCCTTTAATTTAAGTTTACATTTTGTAGACTATTCTCTTAAAAAAACTTCTTCTATTGTTAATAATGGTTTTTTTTCTTTTAATATCTTCATAATGTTTTCTATTTCAGTTTGTGTGAAATCTAGTTTTCCATTTTCTTTCTTTTGATAACTATCTCTACACATGCCTATCTTAGCTCCCATAGCTTCTTGGGATAGTCTTAACATATTTCTATATCCTATTAAATTGTAATTCATGTTTTTCCTCCTTGTGTTATTTTTTATACCATTGCGGTATATTTATTTGAAGTGTTTGGTATACTGCGTTGTATTTATGCATATACTGTTAAGTTGTGTATTTGTCGACTTGCTATATTCATAGTATAATCTACATTTTGTATACTGTCAACATGTTTTTAAAACTTTTTTTTACATATTGTAAACTTTATTTCATTTTGTAGAATAGGATTTCATTTTATTGCATATACTATATAATAAAAGAGTTGTGAAAGAGGTGTGAAATGAATACATTTGGTAATAGATTAAAACTTCTAAGATTAGAACACAATTTAAATGGTATAGAATTGGGTAAAAAATTTAATTTTAGTAAAAGCACTATAAGCAGCTGGGAAAACGAGACAAGAGAACCATCACAGGATGTATTGAAACAGTTAGCTGAATACTTCGATGTTTCTATAGATTATATGATAGGTGTAAGTGATACTAGAAACCCATTGATACATGATAATAATATAAAAGATAATACTGACGAGGTGCATAGCTTTACTGTGAAATTAGTAAATGAATTGCTAAAAGAGGGTATTATTAATGATATTAATAATATACCAATTGAAATAACAGATATGATTATAGCAGCATTAAAACATGATCTGAAAAATAAAAAAGAGACTAAGTAATTATAGTCTCTTTTTTTATGTAATCGATAATATTAATTATTGAAACATTTGTAAGGTCAATTTCTGTTTTATTTTTAAATGTCAGTAGTTTAATTTCTAAATCTGTCACTAATAGACCCCCTTTAATAAGAATGTCAGTTCGCTTATATTATAACATATTTTAGTGGGTTGTAATTATATAGACATACCCTTTTTATCGCTTTTATAAAACAATTTATTAAATGTATATACAGATGTTCGATACATATTTACAAGTAACTAGATATTTTTATCATTTAAGTTTAATTTAATTAAAAAAAGTATATTAAATTAATGTTTACTATAGTCTTTTAAATCAAATACGTTATTTTTATTGTTTTTAAGAGGGATATTGTAAGCTTTTATAAAATAAATAAAAGAACTATAAAATAGATTATAGCTCTTTTAAAATGGGATGAAACGGCAAGGTTTTTGTATCTTCTTCTTTGGATATACTTCTTCTTTAAATATAGTTCTTCTTTGAATATAATTAGTCGGTAAATTTTACTTATACCCTATCGGTAAATTTTACTTATACCCTATCGGTAAATTTTACTTATACCCTCGGTAAAATTTACCGATACCCTATTTACCTTTAACCCTAACAAAACCATTAGATAATTCTTTAAACTTTTCAATGCTTTCAGGAATAAAGTCACCAGTATTCTTATCAATATCAGATAAAATATACAAATTGCTAGTCATTCTATTATTTTCGGTTATCTGGTTAACTATTATTATTGCTCGTAATTCTTCTAGTTGCTTTAATATTGTATAAACTGTTTTAGTTGTAAGATTTAAATCTTTTGATATAGTTTCTTTGCTTGGGAAACAACTGCTAACTGCTCCAGCATATGTACATAGGCATAAATAAACCATTTTTTGATTAGTTGTGTATTTAGGATTTTTTATAAAGTTATTTTCAGCCATTACAAAGAATGTTTTCTTGTAAACTCCTGATAAGCCACTTTCAACTAGGCTTTTAAATTGCTTAACTTCATCATCCATTTTAATTTATCCCTCCTTATTGCATAAGAGGGCCACTATCGTTTATACTATATGTATATGAATGAATAGCAACCCCATTTTTAGAGTGTTAACAGCACTCTTTTATTATTTTATCACACATTTTTGATTATAACCCATATAATAGACTTTTTTCTCCTTATTTTTTATATTTGTGCATATATTCTAACAATGCCATACTTATTAAATCCATACTTTTAAATTCACTATATTCGCCCATAAAAGTTCTAAATTGCTCCCAAACATCATTATATAATCTTACAGTAGTAACTTTTATTTCTCCCTGAAGATTAGCATTATCAATTTTCAATTCATTTAGATCTACTTCTATGACGTTTTTTTGCTTGTTAAACCATTCCAACATTTCATGTATGTTATCATGTTTTTCTAATATATCTAAAATCTTATTTTGGGCATCTTTTGAGTTGAATATACTTGTATTACGTTTATATTCTCCTGGCGGTAACTTGGTTGCAGCAACTTGTAATACACTTGTATTATGTTTATATTCACTATCTTTTATATACTGCTTCAAGTATTTATCAAATATATACGATTCTTTGTAAAATCTATCCCTTATTGTGGTCCTACCTATTCCAATTTCCTCACATATGTTTGTTAGTGTGCTTGTTTTTAAATTCTGATTTATATACTGCAGCTGCTCTGCAATTTCCAGTTTATCAAATTGTACTCTCTCCATCATTTACACCTCACGAATATATTTGTAATATGTTTATAATAGTATAACATTAATATATTTGTAATATGTATGTATTTTCAATGTAAAACTAAAATTTTTTCTAATTATAAACACTCAACGCTCAAATTTGACCTATAAGGCTTGTCTTTATATATCCCCCTTGTGATTGTACCTTTTAACACTTTCATTCAATATAACACTTATTATATCGAATGAAATAAGGCGCCTAGAATTTACTCTAAGTGCCTTTTAAATTGATATTTATTTGCTTGTTTTAATTGGTGGTGGCAACTTGCTTATAAATTTACTCCATCCATTTTCATATTTTATCAAATTAAGACTTTCATATCTTTTAAGATTTAATAGGTCCTCTAATTCGTATGGACTTAGTTCCTCTTTTAACTCCTTGAAATTATCCTTGTCGCATCCTTGCAATAACATATAACTACTATTAGCTGCTTTCAATTCATTTCTTATATTCGATATCTGCCCCAAATAATGGCATGATATTATTGGTTTACCTCCAAACTTAGCAATTTGGCTTAATTTAGATTTTAAAAAGCTTTGGCATGATGGCACCTGATATAATTCATCAAATACTATATTAAGTTTTATCCTATCTTTAGCATCTGGAATATTCCACTTTCTTACTTGCAAAGCTCCCCAAATTTTAGTAATCCAATATGTGCAATATATGTCTTTCTCCTGTTCTGTAGAAAACATTATTTCAGGCATTCTTATACAAATTAATTGTGCTTTCTGTATTTCATCAACTAAATTTATATTGTTACTGCAATCTTTTTTTAACATTAGTTCCATATAAGTATTACTTTTAAGTCTATTAACTCTATTTAATATTCCTTGTACAAAACTTAGTTTAGTTCCTATTAGTTCTGCTGGTTTATCTTTGGTTGCTTTGCTCCACTCGTCTAATTCTTCTAGTGCTAAAATATATTCTTCTAAATTTTCAAATTGATTTTTAGGTACATTATCAATAAATTGTTTTCTTAACATGTGATCTTGTAATAACTTGAATACATCTTTAATAGCTCCATTTTCAATAAATGTTATTATAGCTGCAGCTTCTAAATATCTTTCCATTCTCGCTTTTAATTCTTCATCATCACTTAATGTATTCACTAATGTCATTAACTGACTTGTTTTAGCTTTAGCACAACGATATACTTCAAAGACTGTATTTGTGCTAGGAACTATTTCGTTATATCCTAGCCCTTGTAAGGTCAATTCATTGCTACAATCTATGTCTAGTACATTTTCAAAAACCTTACTTACATCATTGCTTAATTCACAGTTGCCACAAAAATCAAATAATATGGTACATTCTCCAGCCATTATACTATCCCTTGATAGATTAGATATTAAAGTAGTTTTCCCTGACCTAGTAGGACCTATTAAGCATAAAGTAAGATTTTTAAATTCTTTATCATTACTTAGAAATGCTCTAGCCGCCATCCCTTTATAAGTTACATTTCCCAGACACATAACTCCTGCTTGTAGTTCTGTTGGTACCAATGATTCTAACGTATCAATTTTTTTAATTTTATATTGATTTAGTAAATCTCTACCTGGGAGTTGGATAAAGTTTTGGCATTCCTCTACGCTCACTTTGTTTATATCTACTCCAGCCACCTTTAAATCATTTATATAAAAAACATTATTAGCTTTTACTTTTTTATATAATAATTCATTTCCCTCATCCTTATCTTCTTCCAAGGCTTTATAAGATTGACATACACTTATAGCATTACTACTCTTTCTAGACGTATCTATGCTTTCAGACAGGACTAGCATTTGTGTATTTATTATAATTGTTTCCTTTTTCTTTTTAGTTGCTAAAGATAGTTTTTTGTTATTGCTTAATAACTCTGCTGCTACCTCTAATAAGCTTAAATCTTTGTTAGGTGCATTAACTAATCCACCAGTAAAGTCCACTAGCACCTCTTTAATTATGTCTAAAAAGTCTAATAAATAAAGTATCGACATTTTAAATATATATTTTTTATTTAACTTTTCTTTATCAATAGGCTTATTGTCTTTAACCTTTTTCATAGTATCCTCATATTCTTTTTTAAAGGGTAATTGGCTACATGGTATAAAGTTGTAGAATATGCCTATGCGGTCACTATCTTGCATTACATCAATTACGCTGAATATTGAATTTAGTGGTTCATTGCTAGTCTTATTAATTGCTAGACTAAAAGCATCTTCTTTTTTATAATTCAATTGATATTTTAGAGCATCTTGTGAAAAATCTTTAATTTCAGTAACTTCCTCTATAGATACTTTTTTCCATGTGGCGGTGATCTTCTCTCTTATATTATTTACATATTTGCTTGGTACTATGAAGTAAAAGTATACATTGTCTTTAGTTATATCTATTAAATAACTACACTTAACAGAAGTTTCAATCACAAATTTAAAATTATACCAATGTTTATTATTTTCCTCTCTCCTTATTTGTTCGGTAATGGTTTTATACATCTTTGCTATAGTGCGAGCAATGTTGCTGCTATCATAATTTCTAATTGAAGTGTCTGGTGTCAACTTTAAATAAGTATAAATTGGGTTTATTTTCTGCAATATTTTCATAATAAATTCAACCCATAATTAATTGCTTGAATAAGTGTATATCCTAGTAGACTTCCTCCTGTCCATTTTAAGCCATTCTTATGCCCTATAATATAATATAGTACTCCAGCAATTGCAATTATCCCACATATCCAATAACTTGCTCCAGCAATTGCATTAAATATTAATACTGGGTGTGTTAAATAATTCATTGTTGAATCCATATAATCAAAGAATCTTCCAGCTTTTTCTACTATTGTATTGTTAGATAAATCAAATATAGGATTTTGCAAAGTATTTGGAGCATCATACATATTTTTTATTACTTCAGGTGTTGGATTATCTTTTATTTTTTTTACTTCTCTGCTTAATATATCTAATTTTCTTAAAGTATCTTGTTGCTCTAATAGCATTTTTTCTATTTCGGTTGGTGCTGCTAATAGCAGTTTGCTAAAAAACATATATATACCCCCTTTACTTAAACATAGTATCAATAAAATCTATGAACCATGGTAAAGATTTTAAAGCTGCATAGGCAAAAACGTAATGTATCATGATTTTAGGTACACTTTTTGTATCTGATTGCATGAGTGACTTTGTAATATCTACTGCCGCCATCGTTAATACTAAATATTTACCTATTTTCATAGCTATTGAAAAAATTGTTTTACCAAGCACTTCTGCTTGACTAAGAGGATTCCCAGTAGCGGCCATAACAGTTTCAAAGAACATAAAACTACCAGCCACAATTATAAATACTTTCTTAAAATTTGAAGTTGAATTTATCTTTTTAGCAACTGCTTCCATGTTGCTAATATATTTTTGTTTTGATAATTTACTATCCCAATCAAGTATAGTTTTTCTATTATTTATAATTAATATATCCATAGAAACCTCCGTATAATTATTAAAGAGTTGAACATACTATAATTTAAGAGGTGATTAATATGACAATACCATTTGCAATAACAATAGGTTATATCGTAGTTACTTTTATAATTGGACTTACAACAATAATATAAATGTTAACATTGCGTTAATAGCTTTTAAAATATAGTTAAAAGTAGCACATTCTAATAGTGGTATGCATAAGCTATAGTGTGCTATGAAGCGTAGCAAGTAGTAACTAAAGCGACATAGTTAAAGTCTATCCTTATTGGGTAGGCTTATTTTATTGTGTTTTGGACTGTTCTTTTAACATTTCTCTTTCAATCAAGTCTTTTATAAAGCTAGATTTATCTCTTTTAGTTTGTAAGTAAGCGTATATTTTATAATCTCTATCATCGTTTCTGTAGCTGAAGTTAGTCCTTAAATTGTTATTACCCATTACATTACCTCCCTTGTTGCTTATAATTTATAGTATGTAATCTTGTGTAAAAGTGTTACTACTTAAATAAAAATACACAAAAAAATAAAAAAAGAGCCTAACAATTAAGTTAAGCTCTAAAAAATTACCAAATTATATTCTCTTTTGTTATGGTTCTTAAGAATAAGTTAATTAAACTTAATCCTAAAACTTGAAACTCAGGTGTAAGGATTTCTTTACCTGTTATTGTTTGAGCTGTTACACCAATTAAAGCTATTGCATTGACCCAAATTATTTTGCTCAAATACCATTTTTTATTTGTCATATTAATAAACCTCCTATAATTTTAGTACTAATTTGTTTAATGCGGTTCTTGTTCTAGTGCCAGTAAACCCATCTTCAATTAGTTTTTTATTATCGTAATCTGTTATTCCTAGTTTATTTAAGAATTTTTGTGTTTCAAGCACATAATTTATTTTAGGCTCAATTACAGGTTCTTTTATTTCATGACCTACAATTCCCTCTGCAATAGCCTTTCCTAATTTATCTGCACCGACTTTGTTATATAACTCTACATCAATTTTACTGTCACAGAAAAAACATTCTATAATTATTGCAGGCATAGGAGTTCTTCTTAATTCATATAGCCCTCTACTGTCAATTTTAGCACCTCTGTTTACAAACCCTAGTTTGGCTATAGAATTACTTACCCTTGTTGCTAATTCTTTGCCTTGGGTACTTGCTAGCGAGTACAATACTTCCGTTCCTTTGCCACCACCTGCATTCAAATGTATACTAGCAAATATATCAGCTTTATGTAGTTTAGCTTGGTCTACTCCATACTTTAAATCTTCGGCACTGACACAATTACCTGGTGTAACATCTGTAACTTCTTGATTATCTATTTTGAGCCATTTATTTGTACTAGCAAGGATTTTTCTATCTTCTATAATTTCATTTACAATACCATTAGCACCCTGGCTTTGTGGATTATGACCGCCCCTATCAGCTATTTTCATTGTTCTTCCACCGCCTGAGCTAAAGTTATTTTTAAACCATCTATTTTGACATTTACAGTATCTATTTTACATTCTACTGTGTGCATACGTTCATAAAGTGCAAGAGATAACTTACCATTTTCCGATATTGCATCTGATGCTTTATTAAGTGCATAAGCAAATTCTTTATTGGCTTCCATTAATACTTTTTCTCTATCTGCACTATCTTTTCTTATAAGTTCATTGGATTCCAATAAAGAAACCTCTCTTTTATTGCCATCCTCTCTAGCTTGTTTGCTTTGTAAACTTGTCCAATAAGCTAAAACCACCACTGCTGCTACTGGAAATCCAAAACTATTGATTAAAGTTGCTATATCCATTTGTTAATTACCTCCTATTGTTTTTAAATTAAATAGAGGTTATTATATATTCATCCTCTACATTGTAGCGGGTAAGTAATTTGCAGCGATGATATTAACGTATCTTAATCGCTGCATTTTATTGTTTTTTGGCATTAAAAAGAGGACTATTAAAGTCCTCTAGTTGTGTCGCACTATTTTCCTATTATGTTATTGAATATTAACACTTCTACACTTTTCAAGCCAATTTGTTCCATCAAAAATCAATGTTAAAGTGTCATTTGCAGTTGCATTGAACTGTTGAAATAACCTTAAATTATAAATCAATGAGTTTGCAAAAATTATACTGTTTGTTACAATTATAGTAAGTTCATCACCGATACTAGCAGAATGGATTATGTTTTCAACTGTAGCTGTACCAGTTAATTTTATTATTTTTGATTTGCCAATATTAATACTGAATGATGATGGTATTGTTGCTAACCTAGTATCAGCATATTTTTTAATTATAGGAGAAACTAACCCTAAATATGTTTCTTTGAAAACATCGGGATTTTCAAAAATAACTTGTGAAGCATTGCTAGCACTATTGACTAAATTCTTATTTAAAATGCACCTTAAATTTGCAACTATTATTTTTCCTAGTCCATTATTTACGATAAGTTGATCATCAGCTAAGTCATTTATTTGTATATCGTTTAATACTATGCCTGAGCTGACTCCAAATGTTGATGTAACATACAAGAAAGTGCTTCCACCGCCCCAACTATTTATATTGTTTATTTGTAATAATCCGCTTGGATAGTCTGCAACAATTGGATAAGTGTACGCGGTTCCGTTTGCAATTTGGAGTGTTGGATTCATTGCATATTCATAGCCATTAATCGTTAATCCTTGACCGCCAATAGCTAATGCTCTTATGCCACTTGTACAAATATCTAAACTTAAATTTGTTATTTGTCCGTAGCATCCTCGGCCTTCTATTCCTAATAACAATCCTATATTAAGACCATACATAAATATATTGTCACCTTGAATACCATCAGCTTTACCTAATGTTATACCAACTGAATTGTTTGCCCTATATATTGATAATGCATTTTGTTGTTCTGTAGTTTTCCCATCACTGAAATACCCCCAAAAATGAATATCTTGTATTCTGTCAACATCCCAACAATTATCAATTATTATGCCTTTCTTCAAAACATCACCATAAATATTTTTAATTGCAACTCTCTGATGTGCCATTGAAAAATCTGCGAACTGAAAGCAGTTATATAAAAATATATTTTCTATTAAGATATCATTACAATTTGAAGTCAATCCACGAATTAAAAAAGGATATGCAATTGGTGGATTTGTTTCTGTTTGGTTAGGATAAACTATTGATAACCCTTTAAATTCTGAACCCATATTCATAATAAAAACTGGGTTTCCGTTTTCTAGTGTAGCATTGCCTGTTATGAGTAAAGTTGAACCCGCTACTTTGCCTGTCCAAACACCATTATGACCATTACTAACTCCATAAAGAGTAACACCTTCGGGTATATTTATATTATCACCACTTAATAAATATCCTTTATCACTTGGGGGTACAAATACATTTCCACATTTCCAACTAGCAAAAATTAGAGAGTTTTTAAATGCTTGTGTATCGTCTGTTACTCCATCACCTTTTGCACCGAAATTTTTAACATTTATCGCCATATCTGCCAATTGCGTATCAACCTTGGCTAATCTTACTGGTAAGCTTACCTCACCATTTCTTGCTGCAACTATTTCCGCATTGCTACTACCAGCATTAATAACCAGTCCATTAAAAGTTGTTTCTAATGTAGCTTGTTTCCCTTCTACTGTTCCTTGCCTTGTTGTAGTATTAATTACTTCAGCATTAATACTTTCGATACCACTTGCAATGTTTTCTCTTACGTCTTTTCCGAATATTGCCGCTCTTATAGCCGCTATTTTTGCTATTATATCTGCCATTCAAAATCCTCCTTTATGGTGTTTCTAGTGCTGCTATTCTTCCTTCTAAAGTTCCTAAAATCCCATATAAAGTATTTAAATCTGAGTCACTCGCATATGATTGATTATTTACCCACGTTTGAGTTGCTACCGATTCGCTACCTACTATTATTGAATCACTTTTAATTGACGTTATTCCATTATCATCAATTATATAAATCTCAGCACCTTTATTTTGAATATCATTACTAGCTGACATTCTTATATTTGAGTATCCAGTATGATCTAAAAGTTGCATTATTCCACAATCTGAATTTTTCGATATTCCTAACGCAACTCTTTGGTACAATGCCAAAATAGCAGCTTCTTCGCTTGGACTGTCATTGTATAGCAGTAATGATCCCCCTACATTATCTGCATCACCATTTTCGCTTCCAATTTTCACATTTAAATTACCATTATTATCATACAATTTGCTTGTTCCACCATTAGCATTTTTAAAATTTTCGATTAATATCTTTCCATTGCTCGTAACCTGCTGTTTCCCATCGTGAACAATATTCCCATTAACATCAACATAAAAAACTTTAATATTCCTGTTTTTGTCCTCTATGCTTATACCTTCTGTAGCATTAAGAGTTGTTACAGTTTTACCATCTGTACTAACAATCCTAATCCCAAAAGCTTCACCTATTTGCACACCATTGCTCACGCTTTCTTTTTGTATACTGGATTTCCTTAAATCATTAATGGAATTACTTAATTTTAAAGGAAAATTTGCTATAGTTAGTTTAGGATCATATGCCTTTAATAAATCTAAATCTATTTGTACTACTTTATAAATGCTATCAATAGCCATTACTGGATTAACTAAATGTAAATTAGTACCCAATGCAAATTGTTCTGCCTTGTTATCTGTCAAGTAACTTAAATCAAGTGCATTGCTTTCTAATAATAATAAAGGTTGAGTATACTTAATTAAATCAGCTAGGCAAGTATTTTTTAACTCTGTTGCGCTTATAATATCTTTGTATTCTACAGTTTTTTCAATAACTCCATAAATGATTACTGCTGCTGTATCTTCTATATAATCAAGTCCACCATTGACAGATGCTATAGTTAAGTTGTTAGCTCCTAGAGGTATAATTCTAGTTCCCAGAGAAGTTACATCTTTGCCCTTAATCATATCTTTCATATTTCCACCAAGATTAACATCTATAGTGGTTATGCTAAAGCTTTGTAACCAATCCATATATAATATACCCTCAGTTTCTCTTATCTTTATGTTTCCACCTATTTTCTCTTTAACTGCCAGTATTTCTGCTAAAGTGCTTTTGAAATCACAACTATGAGCAACTGAACCTGCAACATCTACATTGCCAACTTGTATTTGTTTACTAGCATCTACTTTGCTATTATGGATGGCTAATATTTGTGTTAAAAATGTTGTTACATTAGTTGTTGCAAAAGCATTAGCACGTTGTTTGCTATCATTTAAATAACTCAATGCGCCCTCACACAACACTTCTTTGTAAAATAGTCCATTATTATCCATCTTCTCATTTACATCAATCACACGACCTACAACTCTTGTTGTGTTATCCCTTGTATCTATAACTTTTACTTTTGTAGTTAACTCAAATAAACCATTATATCCAGGGTTGTTAGGGTATAAAACAAAAGAAAGACTATCAACAATAGATAATCCTTCTTTCAATGGCAATTTGTCCAAGTGTGGGGCTTCTTTATCTGTATTTGGATAATGTATAATTGTTTCTATGTTGTTGTTGAAAATACCTACACTATACATTATAAATTCACCTTCCTAAATAAGAATTCTATGTTTCCTGTACCATTAATTACTATACTATTAGCACCATTTATAAGCCTTAACCCATAAAGTTTATTTTCACCTATGACAAGATTATAAGACATGCTATTATATGTTAATGTCATAGCTGTACTACAATTTATTATAGGAGCTACTAATCGCCCTGGGTTATATAAAGTAATTGTTTTAGTGCCAACCACATCATACCCACTACTTTGTAAGTAATCTTCTTCAAAATTAAATGTATCCCAAATGTTATTAGCTGCATAATCTATCCCTATTTTAAATGGATCTGCAATAAACTTAGCCGTTATTTCTGCTATATTATTTTTTTCGTTTATTTCCAAGCTATCTTCTATCTCTGCTAAAAAGTAATAATCTTTTATATCATCAAAAATTAATTGATTTTGTGATACGTCTTGAAGCCATGAAGCTACTTTTGTGAGTTCTATGTGTAATTTAGCCTTGCTAGTAGATATAAGTGTAAATTTAACTTCTATGGCCCTTTGATTGTATGTTATTTCTCCATTACTACCTACTGTACTAAAATCATAAGTGCCATTCATAAAAGGCATGGGAATTGTTATTTTTTTCTTTGATGGTGTTCCTATTTTTTTACTGTTAAGTATTAAATTAAAATCAGCGTAGGAATGTTTGAAATTAAAAGTTATTCCTTTCATGCTATCCCTACACCTCTTCCATTAATCTTATTTTTATTACCCATTAAGCTATCTAAATCATCAAGCAAAAATTCAGCTATTGCTTTGCCATTTTGTAACACTAATTGCACTGTTACTGGTGTTTTAGAATTTCCACTATTTGAATTAGTCATCTGCATACTTTTATTATTATCAAATACTTGACTTCCTTTTGGTAAATTAACAATCTCAGGTCCTCTTTCTCCTACCCAACTTAAGCCACCTCTCCAGTTATCTGTTCCATTAGCATTTTTCCCTATATTACTAAAGGAGGATGGATTACCTGTATCTTTATAATTAGTTGTTACAGTTGCATTTTTATCTTTTAATTTAGTTCCATTAAAAAAGTCCAATACTTTTTGAACACCCTCTATTGCTTTTTTAATTCCGCCAAAAACCGTACTAAAAATATTTGCAACTGAATCTAAGGAGGGTTTTATGAAGTCATATATACTTTTAACTGTTTTTATTATAACCGCAATTATATCTATGACTAACTTTACTGCAACTACTATTAAAGGCATCACAATTTCAAAAATTCCTTTGATGCCTGGCATTGCTTTTTTTACAGTATCCCACATTCCCATAATAATAGGCATTACACTGTCTTTTATAACTTTTACTAAGTTGTCAAAACTTGGTTTAATATAATCATATGCTAATTTTATAGCATTTTTTATATTGTTAAACGCTTCTGTTATTACTTGTTTTAGTTTTGGTATGTAAGGCTCTACCCAATTCCAAAACTTAGTAAATGCTGGTAAGAGAACGTCAGAAACAAATTTACCTAATGCGGTTACTGCGGTACTAATAATATCAAATGCTTTGCCTGCTATAGCTTGTATTTGTGGCATGTGTGCCATTATCCACTCTAGCATTTTTTGTACTATTGGTAACACTTCATTCCCTATTTTTGCTACCATTGCCCCCATTGCAGCCTTTACTACTGTTAATGTATCATCAAATTTTGCTCCTGCCTTGACTTGTTCGTCACCCATTACCAAACCCATTGCATGTGCTTCGTCTTTCAAGGCTGTTACTCCTGCTGCACCTTCATTTAATAGTGGGCCTAATTCAACTGCGCCTTTACCTAATAACTTCATAGATAAAGCATTTCTTTCAGTTTCGTTTGTCATTCCTGCTAATTTTTGTATAAGTTCTGGAAATACTTCATCTGTGCTTTTTAATTTACCCTTACTATCTGTAGCGCTTACACCAAGTTGCTTAAATGCTTCAACTGTTTCTTTGTTACCAGTTGCATACTTCCCCATAGTAGAGGTTAATTTTACTGCTGACTTTTCTACTACTTCCATACTTGTGCCTGACATTTCCGCAGCGTGTTTGAACTCTTGTAGTGTCTTGGCACTTAATCCAGTTCTTTGTGCTACGTCATCTATACTTGCAGCTGCTTCACTTGCATTTAATGCTATACCTATTAATGCTCCTGCTCCTGCTACTCCTGCCGCTGCTAATCCTAACCCAAACTTTGCAGCGGTTCCAATCCCTTTAGATAGACTTCCGCCTACTTTTTCTGCTTTTTCATCTGTTTTCTGCAAACTTTTATCTGCATCATCAGAATTAATTAATATAGATCCAAACAGTTTAAATAATTCGATATTAATTACCTCCTTTCTTCAAAGGCTTTTACTACTTGTTCCATCTCTTTTTCTATATCCTCAAAGCTTATTTTTGTAACAGCTTGAGTTATTGATTTTTTCTTATAATCTTCGAAACTAATAAAATTTTCCTTGTCCATTCGTGGATAGTGTAATGCCCATGTTTCCCATAAGTCATTCTCTCTGTTTTTTTCTATTGCATGGAGAAATAAATCAATACTAAAATCCATTCCCATGACACTATAACCATATATTTTATTTAATATTTCAAGTAGCTTTGGTTGCTTTACTTGGCTAGTGATGTAAAAAAACTTTGCAATCCGCTTACCTCTTTTAAATCTTTAATAAATTCTACTAGGTCAACTTCTTCGGCATCCTTAACTGATATTTTCTTTAAATCTGCAACAAAACTATATACTTCTTTTTCTGCTTTATATATTTTACTAACTGCTTGAATTATGAGGTCTGCGCCTACTTCTTCCTGACTTGCTTTTGGATTAGTTATTTTTAACCCCATTTTATCTACTATTGCACTTAATTTCATGCTTTGTTTGATGTTCATAAATACCTCCTAAAAAAATAAGGTAGAACTTAATCTACCCTTTTGTTATGGTGTTGCTATAGTTGCTACATCCTCAATTTTAAATAAATCTTTTGTATCGTCTGTAGGATCCCAATGAGCATTAAATTCAAGTTCAACTTCACCTTCGTTTTTAGGTTTTGCTTTAAATCCAAATTTACCCTCGCTCATTGCATTATAAAGAGTAATTTTCTTATAAGCACCTTTTACTGTTTTACAAAACATAGTAACATTTTTTAAGTAACTTGTACTATCTAATATTGCTACATCTGTGCTTTTGCAAGTTAAACTATAAGGTGTTGTAGTTCCATCACCTGCCAATGTTGCATATGGCATAGCTAATGCTAACATTGATATAGACATATCTAAAATAGTAACTTTTAAACTTGCGTTTATTTCTTCTACTACTTGCATACCTTTTGTTTTGCCTAACATACCATCAAAATCAATGTCTCGAATCTTTTGGTCTGCGGAGAACTCTCCACCACCTCTACTAGGCCCTATTTTTTTGGAATCAGTTTCGCCATAGTTAGTATAAACTATCCCATAATCAATTTGTATATTTTCAATTTGTGCTGTTGTTAATGGCATTGTGTTACCTCCTTATCTTCTTATTAATCTACCTGAGTAAATATATTTCCTTCTGTGTATTGATTTATCATCATCCAATAGCGGTATTTTATTATCTAAAAATAATGTTAAAGCTATTTCTGTAGTAGTTAATGTTTTTTTATCTATGGCATTTATTGTTTTCATTAGATTTTCAATTACTGTAGTATCCCTATCAATATTAGAATCCCATCCATCAATATCTAAGGAGATTATTTCTCCACCCTCACCATCGCTAAATGAATTAGGAAGGTCATAAACAATATAAGGGAATATTGCATTTTCTGGGGCCTGTTGAAAAAACACTCTTGATTTAGTTTTTCCATCTATAATTACATTAGGATGGAGTAATTTTAAAAATGAGTTTATAGCTTTTCTGACTTCTATCATTCAATCTCTTCCTCCTCATTTATTAATGCTAATGCTGCGTTTTCATCCTCTATAGCTGATAAATACTGTCCTTCAATTTCTCTTATTTTATCAAGGTTATTCATTACAGCATTTCTTACTAGATCTCTTTTAGGCTGATTTCTATCCCCAAGCTCCTGCTGAACTCCATACCAGGTATTAGCTTTAATCCCTATTTGAAGATCCCCTTCTTTAGACCTTAGCCAATGTTGGTATGCTCCTTTAAATCTGCCTGATTGTTTTCTCATTCCTTGAAGTTTATTAAATTCTTGTCTTATGCTAAATTTAATAAGCCTAGCTACATCTCTTAATGCTGCTCGGCTTAATTCCTTTATTGTATAAGAGGCCCTATCAATATTAGAGGTATATTGTACCCCACTCCTATTAATTTTCATGTTACTCTTAGGTAGTGGCATTACATCACCCCATTAACAATACCTTGGCATATAAGCGCTGTAAATTCATCCTCTTTCTCATATGTCCTTATAATGGTAAATGCTTTAAGGTTATATTCAAGCAACGTTTCTTGCTCGTATTCTATAGTTCTTATTATGAATGTTATCTCTGGCTTTAATCCTACAGCTGCAGCTTGATAAAATTCACTTTGTTTTATACTTTTCTTTTCTGCAAATATATTTTCTCGCCTAACTAAAATTTTAATAGGATCACCCATATCATTTTCACTATCTGTTGTACTTATCAATGTTATTACATCTTTAAACAACTACAACACCACCATTATAGTCAATAGACATAGTTAAATGATTTCTAATAGCTTCATAACTTCGTTGTAACTTTTCACTATCTGCATTATTTAAGCCAAAATTAGCTTTGCAATAAGTTACTATAGCTCTCTTAATTAACACATCAGTGTCAACTATTTTAGCATCTATTAGTCCACATAATTTTAAATCTGCTTTAGCTTCTTCTATTAAATCTGATATTTCAGCATCATAGGCATTATTGCTTATTCTAAGTGCTAATTTTACTGTTCCAATCATGTTTTATTCCTCCCTTATATAAAAAGTAAGGGAAGGAATTAACCTCCCCAAATATTAAGCTAATGTTTTAGTTAAAGTTACTAATGAATTTATATCTACAACCTTACCATCTGCTAACATAATAGCTTTTGTAACTACATCATCAGTTACATTATCTTCATATTTTTTCAAAGTCATTTGATAATTAGTATTTAAAACATAGTCTTTGAAATTGAATAAAAAAGCAAATTTTGTATTTGCTGCTACAGTTGAAAGATAAGATCCTACATAGTTATTTAGAATTACTGTTCTACCTAATAAACTTCTTTCAGGTTTTCCAGCTATACCATAGTTAACTCTTGCAATAGGTTGCTTTTGGCTGTCAACCATTCCTATAAATGCCATAAATGATTTTTTAGACATACACCAAACCGCATCTTGCTCATATTCAAGCGGTAGAGCCGCTTCTGCTGCTATTAAATCGCCATAAGATATTGCTGTTGCATTTGCAATTGTTAGAGCTTGACCACTTGCAGGTGTTTCAGTTAATATTCCTTTTGGTTGAGTAGTTCCATCACCTGATATAATTGCTTGTTCTAAAGCCTTAACCATAGCAGCTGCAATGTTGTTGATTATAGTTGCTTCAAATACTGGTAGGGTAATATTATCAACTTCAAATGATACTGACACCGCGCATCTAAGTTTAAAGTAAGTAAATGTAATGTTGGCAGTTGATTTTTCTTGTAAAGGACTTCCAGCGCCTTGTGATACCCATGTTGCAACTGGTTTAACAGTTGATGTAGGTATTGCTAATCCACCTTTGTAAGATGTTCTAGTTATTAAAGGTAATATCATGCCTGTTGATTCTAATTTTTCAATGATCTTTTCCATTACAGTTGTTGGAATTACTGAACCAACCTCTCCTGTAGTTGTACTTGCATCTACATTCATAAATTCGTTAGGCATTGCAGCACCTCTAATGACATTATTCATAAATGCTTTTCTATAGTCTAAACTTGCAAAAATATCCTCGTTTGCTATATTGTTTGTTGAATCTAAAACTTTACCCACTACATTCACTCCTTTATTTTCAATATTAAGAACTTTGAATTTATCTTCTAAAGCTACTTTGTTTGCCATATCCTTAGATTGTTCTCCCCATGCATTGTCCATTGTTTCAACTTCTTCCATTTTAGCTGAAATTTCTTCTGAAGTTGAATTTTCCATCATTACCTGAATAGCAGCCATAAGTATTCCTCTTTGATCTGAATAATCTTGTTTATTTTTAAATTTCATTTTACATTCCTCCTATTAATTTTAAATATTTTAATTTGTTTTGTAATTTATCTTTGCTTAGATCATTTAATCTTTTATTTTGCATTTTATTAATGATTTCTTCTGGAATCATATTGCTAAATGAGTTGTTGAATTGTTTAGGTACAGTATCTTCAAACATAATGCCATCAATTAAACCTTTGTCTTTAGCTTGTTGTGCTGTTAACCAAGTTTCTTCTGTCATCATTTTTAAAGCATCTTTCATGCTCATACCACATTTACCAATATAAGCATTTGCTACTGTTTGGTCTGCGATTTGCAATGTTTTGGACATTTTGTCCATATCATTACTGTTCCCCTCTGCTCCGCTTGACACTTTATGTATCATCATCATTGCAGTAGGTGACATATAACATTCACAAGCCATTGCAATTACTGAACCAGCACTAAAAGCACTGCCAACTATATTAGCTTTTTTACTACCTTTGTTATATGCTCTTATAGCTGTGTAAATTTCACTACCAGCCGAGATGTCTCCACCCGAAGAATTAATTTCAATTTCTAAATTTTCGTTAGTCATTATAGAATCTAAGATTTTATTGACTTTGCTAGGGGATGTTGCTTCAATCCCAAAATAATCATAAATCCATTGTTGTTGGCTTGAAATTATGGGGCCTTTAATATTTATCTTAGCCATTATTTGTTTTCACCTCCTTCGCCTGCTACAACGCCAGTATCTTTTCTTAGTAGCACTCTATCACCGCCATCTATAGGCCCTAGATTCATAACTCGCCTGACTTCATTTGGTGTCATCATTCCTCTGTCAACGAATTGAACTAAATTAAGCTTTGTTGACATGCTCGCATAAGATAAGTTAGAAGCTTCAAAGATTATTGAGTTTCCAAACCCTCTTTCTCTCCTGCTAAATAATTTCCTCGTATATTCTCCACTTAGTTGAAGCCCTAAAGGTTCTACTTCTGATTCATAATAAGCATTCCATTCATCTTCTGTATATTTTGACTGAACTATTTTTTCATTTGTTCCAAAAAAATTATAAAGCCTTGTTATGGTCCTATCCATTTGTGCTGCATTAGGAACATACGGCTTATCTTCTACTTGCTCTAAATCATATTTAGGATCACTTGCTGCAACGCCCTTCCCTTTGTCGATACTTAGAAAATTTTCTACAAATTTAGAAACTTCCATTTCTCTATCTTCAGGCCTTAGTACACTTTTAAATTTCATGAGCCATTTTATAACCATTGAGTTTTTTATCGCTTTTACAATCCCTTGATCTGTTGTATTTACAATTTCCATTAATGGCAATAATGCATCTCTTGGACTTTCTCCAAAAATATCATTTTCATTATAATCTTGTCGCAAATGTATTATATCTTGGTATGGATAAGTAACTGTTTTCCCATTTTTTAAAGTGCATTTTAAAAATAAATCTCCTGATGAATTATAAATAGCTTCAGCACTTACACAAGGTATAGGATATAGTTCATTTGCATACCCATTATCATCACGATTTATATAAATAAACGCATTATTGTTAAGTTGTAACTGAGTAGTTACTTTTTCTTGAAGTAATTGTCCTGTCATATAAGGATTAGGTTCTTCTAGCAAAAAACGCATATAAACATCTGGATTAACTTTTAAATCAATCTTTCCATCTGTCGTTAATGTTTCCCTTATATGTTTAGCCATTAATTTACCTATTGCTTTAACTTTAGGTCTTATACATGATCTTATAACATCTGATTTATACAAATTACCATTCCAATTATAAAACCCATTGCCTTTGTCAGTTATTAACTCGAATTTTGTAGTTGTTGGACTTTTATTAAAAAATTTACTTATTAATCCCACTTTTTCACCTCCTCTCACCTAAATCATATTGGTATAATCCTCTAAATGCCTTTCTAAACATACATAGGCATCTAGTAAACTTGCAGTACCGTCTATTCTTCTTCTTTGGTTCTTAGTCTTGCAAGGCTGTATATTAAGATTCTTATCAGTTTCTATAGCTGTGTTGCTTAAACACCATTTAAGAATAGGATTGTTATTATAATTAATTCTTTTAATTGCTAAGTCTGCTCCCATGTTTTTCATAGGCCCTGAAAGTGTTTTCTTACCTTGGATAACTGCTTCCATACTCTCAGCACCGAAATGGCTTTTCATTTCTTCAACCCAGTAAGTCGCAGACCATGCATCATAGCCTGTCCAAGGAATATAGATATTATCTGTGTATTGCAATTCTAAAAACCAATCTGTTACATGCTTATGATGAACTTTATTTCCTTCTACAGTTCTTAAATACCCTAAATCTCTCCATGTGTCATAAGGAATTTTATCTTCTGCAACTCTTATTTCTAATAAATCTTCTGGCAACCAATACATTTGCTTAACATAAATCGTATTGTCTCCTGGCACCATAAATATTACAGTTCCACAAGTTAAATCTGTTGTACTGGACAAGTCACCGCCACCAATACCATATTTAGGCTTTAGCAAAGATAATTCAAATGTAGCTGGGTTGTTTAGTTCCTCAAATGATAACCAAGCTTCAGAACTTGTTTCCCTGACATTAAAATCTTTGCATAATAAATTTTTTACAAGCTTTGCATCAGCTTTTGCTTTATTAACTTTGGTTTCAAGTTGATCTATTCTCTTAATACTTTCTAGACCTGGATTAGGCTTATACCAGCACTCTTTGTTAATCCATTCTTTTCTATTATCAAGTTCATATATAACAGGAAGAAATCTTTCGTTCTTATATCCGTTAGAATCTTCATATCCATTTATAACTCTTTCAGCTTCATCATATTTGCGGTCATATACACTTTCTCTTATTGTTCCTGCTGTAGTAGTTATGAATACTAGCGGTTGTTCTCTAGCTGAAGTACCATCAACAATAACGTCATATAGGTTTTGGTCTGTCCATGCATGTATTTCATCAAGTAACGCTCCATGAACGTTCAATCCGTCTAAACTGTCCGAATCTCTTCCAAGTGGTTTAAAAAAAGAATCGTTAAAATCACTCACTAACTCTCCAACTAAAGTTTTAATCCTTTTTAAGAGTGTTTGTGATTTTCTAACCATTCTTTTTGCTTCTAACCATATTATCTTGGCTTGGTCTTTCTTTGTAGCACAAGCATATATTTCTGCTCCTGGTTCTCCATCTGCTATTTGTAGATATAAACCTATTGCAGCTGCTAAAGTCGACTTCCCATTTTTTCTAGCTACTATTAACATTACTTCTTGATATTTTCTAGTGGCATCAATCTTATGTACTATACCAAATGTTGCAGCAACTAAAGCCTTTTGCCATAGCTCAAGTATAAAAGGTTTGCCACCCATTTTGCCTTTAGAATGTTTACAATAATTTTCTATAAACTCTAATGCATGGTTTGCTTTCTTAGGATCATATTCCCACTCGGAATTATTCTCATAAATTAATCTAACTAATTCCTTGTATACCTTATATGTTTTTAAACATACTTTCTTTCTATTGCTATTAATCCAGTTAAAGTATTCAATAATAGGATTATATGTTTCTTCATAAATAATTCTTTGAACTCTTACGCTAATCATCTGTTATTCACAAAATCGTCAAATCCATCATCCTTGATTTTATTTGCAATTTCCTTTGGTAATAAATCTGTTACAGCTTTCATTGTAGAAACAAAGTTTTTACTCATAGTAAGATAAATTTCAATCTCTGGTGACTTCTTTACTCCAAATTGATTCTCACCATTTTGGTATTCTACAGTCAACCCATTTTTAATCAGGTATTCTTGGAGCTCTCTTAAGGTGACTGCCATGAAAGCTGCATTGTCAATTACTGATTGAATGGACTTTTTTATCTTAGGGTCCATGTCCTTGAATAGTTTGCTAATTTTAAGTATCTCTTTCTTAATCTCTTGTTGTTTAACTATCTCTTCCAATCTTGTGTTTTTATTATTCGTCTTTCTCACCTCACTTGCAAACTACACCCCACCTGCAAAATCTCCTGTGCGTTTTTTGAAGC